TGTTCCTCCTCATATTTATAGACAACTTGCCCCGTCATAATCCCTACTGCTTCATCAAGTTCAATACCTTCTTTAACTGAATGTTGAATAGCATTTGTCATTCCCTCAAGTATTTCATCAAACGCTTGTGCTTTCTTATACACGTCCTCAATCTCTTTTATCAATCCCTCTGTGTCATTGCCGTTATACGCACTAGCACTGATCACTGATTGTTCTATTTGTTCACGGTTATCCATTTGTGTCATCCTCCGTAAAAATTTTATTGTTTAATTCCATCCCAAATTTAACTCTTTCATCATCGTTGCCGAATTCGTTTATTAAATCTTTTTCAACGCTCTTGCAATACCTATCCCATGCGCTTGCTTTCTTCTCCAGTTCTTTGTTACAATCTCGTAACTTCGCTATATCCCCAATAAGCTCATCTCGTTGCTTCTTGTACTCTTCACGATCTTTTAATGCTTTGTGAAGTTTATCTAATAACTTGTTAAAGTTAGTACAAAGATTTTTATATTGTTCATCTGATAAGGTGAACGTCATCTCATAACCTCCAATAGCATCTCATTTTCAAAAATATTTCCAACAATTTCAATAATATCGTCATTTTCACTTAGTAATTCAGTTACATTGCTAAAAGTTATATAAAAGGCTCCTTCTTTAAACTCGATAAAACTTACTTCTCTCGAATAACAATCTTGAACAATATCCCCTTCGTAAATCTCCACACCGTGCACATCTTTAAATCCTGTGTATTGTAGCAGTTTTACTTCATCGAAACTTTTATAACCTGTTGAAATCAAAATGTACCCACTATTAAAATCGATTTCGTCAATAATACTCATAACTTTTTTATCTTTATCCCAAGCTTTAAATTTCAACATCATTCTACCAACTCCCCATCTTTCCAAATCAATGTCATCGTCATGTCATCGTTTAAGATGTGGAATGCTTTGGTAGGGAAAGACGTGTTCTCTAAACGTTCTTTGATACTGGTATTTGTGTGCAGCGCTGACATATAGACTCCTTCTTGAATCTCATATACCTCTAACAACCTATCAAACTTAGTCTCTTCCGTTACTTCTTTTTCAATATCAACTATGAAGGGGATATCAATTGGAATAAAACTTGACGTCGAACACTTATTTGTATTTGGATGAAAACGAACGAATCCATCACTAAATCCTGTTGAAAAAAATATTTTTCCTTGTGATAGATCCGGATTTTCTCGCGCCCATTTAATTAATTCATCTAATCTCATTTCTTTTTTAACTTTGATTTTCATTGTTATATCTCCTCTTGAACAGTAAATTTATCGTTAATTGATACATATCCAGTCACATTACATAAGATGCTATCAACATGAAAAGTCACAAAACAGTTGCGCTCAACATCATTTGAATAGAATCTTTTATTACCTGATAACTTGGGGTTATCCCAAGCCCATTGGATAAGTTCAGGTAAATTCATTTCTTTTTCAATTTTGATTTTCATTGTTTCCGCCCTTTTAAAATAAAGTTAGTTGCTTCTGTTCCTCGTATTCCAAATCCTGTTGCTTTATATATGTTTCAAGCTCTTCAGCTGTATCAAATGTCTTTTTCACACCTTGCCAACCTGGCACGATATGACCGTGAAAGTAATAAGTGTCATTTACTACATGGGTATGTGCCACTCGCTCGTTGTCTTGATACAGATATCTCTTAGAGCTGAAAAATTGGTTTAAGTATTCTTTGCGTGCGCTATCGTTCATGGTCATCACTCCTTTTAACAATTAGGCAGACCAAACGACATGCATTCGTTATATAGCTCTTCATCCCATATGCTTGTCTTATAGTTTTCAATCACATTGCTAACTTCTTTATGACTCATAGCTTTAACTTGTTCGTCTGTATATTTTTCACAGTCTTCTAATCCCAATTGTTCCTGTAATGACATTACGTAATCAACTTGTTTTTGCGTTGCCATCGTTACCCCTCCCACAAATCAAATGCTCTTTGGACGTAAAACTTCGCTTTTGCTAAATCCTCATGACCACTCTTTAACGGTGCTCTAGATAAGTATTTGATTGCATTACCTATTGCGAATGCTAATTGTGGTGGGTACTGCGCCGTAACTTGTTCGATAATAAAATCTATAATTTCAATGTCGCCGTATGTGTAATGTGCTGGTTGTTTAACATTGTCTTGCGTTTCGTTCATATCTACTTTTCTGTTACTAATTATGCTCATTATGCTTCACTCCATTTCTTGAACATTTGGTTATAAGTGACATCGAACCAGTACGGATCACGTGAATGTTTTTGTGGCACATCAAATAAATGTGGCTTCTTTCTTCTTAGCTCAGCTTCTTTACGTCGTTGCCTAGCCATTTCACGCTCTCGCTCCAAAGCTTTTGTTATTTGTATTTCTCTATAGTCGTTTAGCTTCATGCCGAAAGGTGCATCAATTGCTTCCGACATCTCCCAACCCTTCGCAACTCTGTTTCTAACTATTTCGGGCGTGAGTCCTTTCTTTTTCATCTGCTCATTTTCATATTCAGTGTATTTAGAAGGGGGTTTTTCTTGTGGTGGCGCAATAAGCGCATCGCCCGTTAGCCCTTTTGCTATCCTGTAATTAATTAGTCCTTTGCTTAGGTTGTACTTTTTAACTATTTCGCTAACAGTCATCATTTTGCCGTCAACCTTTACTTTCTTAGGCTTTACTACATTTTGTATTAAATCTTTCCCCCTCGCCCCTCTGTCGTACCTAGTAATCAATGTCGATACTTTGATATCGTACTTATCCGATACATCAATAAGCGTCATCAATTTACCGTCTATTCTCACTTTAGTCCTTATGCCTGCCATTTATTCCACCTCTACATTTACGTTTCTAATTTTTAGATTGTCATACTCTAGTATTTCGCCAGGATTGTTATATAAGTAATCTGCCAGCGATTCTTTTTCTTTATCCACATCATCAAAATGCTGATATTCAACTTCCGTAGGTATCCTTATATCAATCGTTGCGTTTATATATGCTTGTTGTTGCATTAGATCACTTCATTTCTCGTTTGCGTTCTCGTCTTGCTTTAATTAATTCCTCGTACGTAATCCATGTTTTACCTGTATACTTAGGTGCTTTACATATCCAATTGAGTTTTATGGTCCTGTATTTATGTCTGAAAATTTTAGCTTTAAGTTTTGCTACTTCGGTTGGCATACCTTTAATGTCGATAACTTCAATCAGTTTGCCATCGAGATATAACGCGAAGTCTGCAATGTATTCAATCTTTCGTTGTTTATCTAATTTTGGTAATAATTCAAATTTCGGTTGTATTTCGATATGATCATAATTAGTGCCATTCATATTACTTTCTAAATATTGGTAATATTCACACTCTACTTTGCTATCAAATACAATTCCTTTGTACTCAACTTTCTTAGCGTTGTATTTACTCACTGTGCCACCTCTAAATATCAAATATCGTTGCTTGTAATCCTAGCTCTTGCTCATATAGAAGTCCGTGAGCGCCTTTAAATCGTTTTAGGTCACTATCAGTCATAATTTTCTTTTCGTCGCTGAAATGGGCTCCTGTGAGCGAATAAACTTCATTCTCATTCTCTTTATACTTGATGACCTTAATATCTTCTGTGCCATCTTCTCGGTATAAGTAATATTTTTCTTTCGGCATTTTTAACACTCCTTAATATTCGACGACAGCGGGGCGTGTATGACGTTCTGCAAGTTTTTGGATAAATAGGTCGTACAACCTATTTTCATCGCCCTGTGCCTCGTCTATGAGTTTCTGAGCGTACATATCTGAACACTCAAGTTTAGTTTTTAAAAATTCTTTGGTTACCATGCATCTCGCTCCCTGAAATCGTCTCCGATTACTCTTACTTTTCTCGCATTGTGTTTCATTCTTGAATTGATACGTTGCCAGTTCATATTTTGATTTAGTTCTTTATCACTAAAGTTAGTTGTAAAGATGTTGTTTTTACCTACTCTGTTATCAACAATGCTGAAAAGTTTATTTAAAGTGTGCTCTGTGTTTTCTACACCCATATCATCTAGTACAAGTAAATCAATATCACTTAGCAATCTGACTAGCTCGTCTGTAGTTTCAACTGCATTTTTGTTGTATGTCGCTTTGATACGATCCATCAACATTGGTATGTGCATAAAAGCAACCGTATGCCCTTTAGCTTTAACTGCTTTTGCGATAGCGTATGCTAGGTGGCTTTTACCAGTTCCGTATGAACCTTGCAATATTAATGATTTTGGCTCTTTTGTAGAGAAGCCTTGAACGTACTCTATTGCTGTTTGTTTAGCTTGTACTTGTTTTTCATTTTGTGGCTTATAGTTGTTAACTGTTGCATCTCTTAGAGACGGATTAACATTTGATTGATTGAAAATATAATCAAGTTTCTTTTGTTTATTCCTTTTGTATTCTTCATAAGCCAATCTTTGAATTTCACATTCGCAACCGTCTTTGTATTCATATCCATTTTCAAACTTATATAAGTCATATTGATGCCCGCATTTATCGCAATTCTGTCTTAGTATTACTTCGATTGGTTGATATTTTTTTAAACTCTCGTTTATTTTTTCGTTGAATAACGGTTTCATAACGTCCTCCTAATCCCAATAACTTTCGTCGTACTTCATACGTTCCAATTGATCTATGCCAGTTTCTTTAATCTCTTCGCTATAATCATTCATATAGCTTTCGTTAGTTAAGAACGTTTTAGGGTACTTTTGATATTGTTTGTCTGTAATAGTTTTTAAATACTCTCGAGTACCTTGCATGATTTGCTCAAAAGTATGTTTCTTTATGCATGATTTGAATTTAGTGAAAGACATCTTCTTATCTTTTTTCTTGTTGTAAAGTTTCCACCATTCCTCAAATTGCTCATGCGTAACGTCAGTTGCGCTATTATTTGCACTTAAGTTCTTATCTATATCTTTTTCTTTATCTCTTTCTAATTCTTTATCTAATTCTTTATCTAATTCTTTATCTTCTTCTGTTGCGTGACTGTCACGTGACGTCACGTGACCATTTAGCAATTTTCTGTTGTTTTCTCGTTGCTTTTGTTTCCTCAACCTGTTCTGCTCTCTGATTTTCTCGAGTCCTTCAATATTTTGGTGCTTTTCCCAATTTGTCACTTTTATGACACCATTAACTTTTTCAATCATGCCCAATGTCTCAAAAGTTTGTATTGCTAACCTTATTGAGTTGATAGGTCGACTAAACTCATTTGCTAACATTTCTTCGTTATAAGGCAAGTTTTCGGATAACATAATATAACCTTGTTCGTTGTACTTTCCTGATAAAGTTAGCAACTTAACCCAAATAGTTATGATCGTATCTCTTTCGGGTAAGGCTTCGATATATTTGATTTTGCTGTCATCAAACATGCCAACTTTAAGTTTTATCCACGATACTTCTCCCATTGTCTTCTCCTTTCAACATTTTATTGAGCCTCTCATCAACTTTTATCCACGAGTCATGCAAGTGATATTTATCATCAAACGACTTAACGCCAATCGCATGTTGCTCGTTATGATGTTCGCGACATAGCGCTAATACATGTTTGTCATAGTGGTTCATTTTGTTTCTGTTCATACCTCTACCGACTGCTTCGTAATGTGCTAAGTCAGCGTGTGGTTTTTCGCATATTACACAGTTGCGGTTGATTGTAGCCCAATATAATAACGCTTTATCTTCGCTTAACAACTTACTCGTTTCTACACTCATAGGTATTTGATGATGAAACATAAACGCTATAATCAGTTCTATTAACTCCCTTGCAACTTTCATAGAACAGTCGCGCAGACTGATTTCTTCATAACCTTTCATAATTTCCAATTCTGTTTGTAATAATTTTCTAGTTGATTCCACTGGTTCTCCCCAGTGAAGTTCTATATCTCTACACATTGCGAATATTTTTTTGCGTTGTTCTATAGATAGTTTTTTATTATCCGGAACCTCTACTTCTGCTTTTAGTGGATATCCGTTTTCTAGTAAGTCAATGTGACTTTGTTCAAGTTCAACACCAGTAGCAACGACGGAATAAGTGCCGTCATTGTCTTTCTGGTATCTTGTAATGTATTGCATTTAAACCACACCTTAAAACGCTAAATCTTGGTCGTCATATCCAAATTGGCCACTGCTTCCAAATGGATTGCTTTGTTGAGACATTGATGTTTGTTGTTGTGCCCCGTTATTTTCTTCAGCTTTTTGCTTATCTGTCTTCGGAATAGGTTTGTTAACAACATCATCGCCCTTTTTGTAAGGTTTAATAAATGAAAAATCCGTAAAATACTTACCTTCATCTTCATTGAATTTCCATTTCAATACCAAGTGACAAAACTTACCAATAAGATCATTGGTATCAAAATCTAAGCTAGGAAGATTTAACTTAATACCTAATCGAGTAACTAATTCAATCAATTGTTTTTCTTGGAAATCATATTTATACGGCGGTACAAATTGATTATGTTTATATTGTTTACCTTCATCATTTTCAAATACGATTGTGAAATATCTATTTTCTCTATCATTGAATTCAATATTTTTAACTTTCACTGTGAATTCTCCAGCTTGAAACCCTGCTGAGCCGTTATAAAACTTTTCTTGATTTGTTTCTTTAGTAAATTGCGCTTGTCCTGTGATTTTCATAATTAAATACCGTCCTTTTTAGTTTTTTTATTAGTTTCCATTTCTGATTGCTTGTACTACGTCGTTAATACTTGGATTAATGAAACGTTTGTTGTTAATTTTAATGTTGCTTGAGTGTCTTATCTTTGTCTCGAATAAGTTTGATGGTTCAGCGTTAAGAACATATTGATAAGCTTTTTCGCCGTCTTGCTCATGTTCTTCTATTGTCATTCTTGCTAACACATCAGATTGACTGATGACCGCTTTTTTTATTTGATCTTGTGCCTCTATCGTGATTGTTGGATTGATAGTGCTACCCTCATCATCTTTGTCTTTGTTAATTCCCTCGTGTCCACTTATAGCAAGATGGAATTGATAATGTTCTTGTAATTTAGAAATATAACGATAAATACTTACAATGCGTGAAGCACACTCGCCCCATTCATTAAATGTTGGTTTCTTTAATTTTCCGTCCATGATGTCGTCCATAGTGATATCACGTAGCTTTTGGATTGTTTCAATCACTACAACATCAATTTGTTTTCCGTTTTCTCTTAGTTGTTCAATAATTTTAGGCAACATTTTAACCACTGCACTAAAATGCTTATAATTCTTAATCTGCACAACTGCCCCATCTTCTGTTACCGTTGTTCCGTCCTCATTTATATCTAGTACTAAGGCATTGTTATCTTTTGTTAAAAACGTAGTTTTACCAGTACCGAACTTGCCGTATATCGCAAATTTATAAAACTTGTTTGCATTTTGTTTGCTGATGTCTTTTACATCTAGTTGCGTTAAAATATCGACATCTTGATTAGTTTGTTCAGTCATGTTCTACCTCCTCGTACTCAATTGTTTCTGTCACTGTTTTCTTGATTGCTTTGTGATAATCCATATTGATACTCGCTTCTTCCATACCGTTAAACTCCCTAGCTCTATTTCTATTTGTGGAGTAACTAATATCTGAATTGTTATCAGTTGGTTTGTTAGTTATATAAATTGGCATATCCCTATGACGAATGATATAAGTTACAGTCTGCTTCATAGCAACCTCCTACCATTTCATGACTAAGTTAATTAGTCTGTCATAATCATCTGCGTTTTCTTCAATCCATTCGTAAATAGATTGATTTAATATGTCTAATGCTGTGTATAGATCGTTCTCATTAGTTATGTTTATGCCGTCGATAAACTTATCTTCTAAATCTAAGATATTCACCAGAATGCTGTGGTCCTTCTTCTTAACTGCTAATTTAAAATCAAATCCGTCTACATTAATTACCTTCTGACATACATCGCCTATTTCGTAATACATCTTGACTTCCTCCGTTTTTCGTTTTATATTTAACTTGAAATTTTTCTTAAGTGCTTGATACTGTTACTTGTTGGCGCAAGTAGCAGTTTTTTTATTCTCCATAAAAGTATTCCTTATAAAATATGAATGTCGCTATACTTGCGAATCCCGCGATTGACCATGCTGTAGTGAAGTACAGCAATGGCATGAGTACAATCGCTAAGACTGTGAAGCATAGTACTGCTAATAGGTAGCTTTTATATGTGTCGCTCATTTAATATCCTCCTAATACCATTTTTTATGCTTTCTGATCAAATACTCTTCCAATTTAGAAATATTAATCAGAGTGCCTGTTGGTGAATAATCAATGTATAAATTTTCTACACCTAAATTATCTTTGCGGTAATATTTCAACCAGTTGTATACTGTACTTCTACATACTCCAAACAATTGATGGATTTGTGTAGGTGTTGCGTATAACTTTTTCACAAATTTTTCTTCGCCTCTATATGTGTTTTCTGGTGTTGGTGGTACTATGATTTTTGGCATTTCTATCTTTCCTTTCGTGTATAATTTAGTTATCTCCTAGTGAAAGGAGGTGTATATTATGAAAAACTACTATCACCTTTTGTCTTTCGATGACGATTTAGCTAATGATGCAGCCAACGATCTGTTAAAAGAAGGTTGGGATATCGTTCATGTTGGTACAAAATTAGTTAAAATTTTGGATAATGGGCAAGCGTACTACAATACTGAATACGTTCTGGGCGGAACTAAAAATCAGTATGAAAAATATTTAGAAGATTGCCAGCAGTCCGAGTTAGATTATTTTTAACTTATGTTTTTCTGCGGTTATTAGCTAAATACTTTTGTTCTCTATCAATTAGGTAGAGAACTTTTTTAATTTCAGTGTAAGAAAACTTTTCTAGTTCAATACATTGATTAATTACAGACATTAAATTCTTTTGTTTATTATTTAAATTCTTCTTTTGGATTTTTAAAGAATAAAGTTCTTTCATATCTTCCATATTGTTTATGCTCCTTTCTGCTATACTCCTATTAAGGAGGTGAATTCGTATGAAGTTAAAACACGATTGCATACGTGAAGTTCTTTTAGTTATAGAGAGTGATTTAAAATTAAATAATGTTCTAGATAATGAAGACCTAGAAAATACAATTAAAAATTTCTCACGTGAAGACATCGAATACACTGTTAAACAATTGACCGGTGCAGGTTATATAGACGCTGAATTCTATATGGAAGGTTATTTTGTTAAACATATGAATTTTTCAGGTCACAACCTTTTGGATGATGTTAGAGATGTCGAAGTTTGGAGAGAAACTAAAGCTAAAGCGTCAAAAGTTTCTTCGGTTTCAATCCCTATAATTCAACAAATCGCATCGTCAGTCGTTAACAAGATGCTCGGGCTATAGTAATTTAAATTCAACACCGTCTATTTGAACGAACAGATTATCTAAGTCAGGTATTTTCTTTTTATATAAATCAAACCTTGATTTGATATCTGCTAATAAATAATGTTCCAAATTCCCAATTGATAATAGTCGTCTATTACCTTCTTCGTCATAGTAGTAATAGATGACTTTTTTGTTTTGAGCTTGCAATTAAACCTGCTCCTTTCGTGTATAATGTTGTTATCTCCTACAGAGAGGAGGTAAGGAATCTATATAAAACCTGTTATCATAGAATCGCGGACAGAACACCGAAAATCAGAGCCACAAGTGACAGAGTTAACATCAGTAAATAAGGTAAGTGCTCTTTCCAACCCCAAGGATGGTTTTTTAAAGAAGTTTTTATATCATTTAAAATCTTAAACATTTGAAATCCTCCTTTTTCGTCACTCTTTAATTGGAGTGGCGTTGATTTTTTTGTCTAACTTTTTCAATGCTAATTTGTAAATAACTGAAGCATGTTCGGTTTTAAAATGAGATTCAGCAATAATTTTCAATGTTTCTAATTTATTTCTTGCATCACCGTATGTGGTACTTTCTGATAGAACACCTTCTAAAATTTGTTGAACTCGATAATCTAAAAGTTTTAAGTCTTTATTGATGCATTGTTCGACACACTCTTCTTTGGTTAATGTGATTTGTTCCATAGTGTTCTCCTATTAAGATGTTTGTTTTTCTCCTAAAAACTTATTAACAAAGTATTGTTGTCCTTTGCCTGTTACTTTTGGTGTACGTGATACTTTACTTGAACCATCTGGATTATTAATTATTCGTTTTTTGATATCCAAGATTTTTAGATCCATACTCTTTTGAGTTGGTAAGTTATAACTTTCTCCACTCTTTTTAATGAGATATCCATTATTTCTTAACCATTTGAACAATCTGTTTTGTCCTATATCAACACCGTTTTGTTTAAGTATTTTCGCTAGTTCTCCAACAAGTATTGAATTATCACTACCAGCTACCGAGTCAGCGAATAATACTTTTGGTTTGTTAACTTCTACTTGCTGTTGTAAAAGTAAGTTTTGCTCTTTTTCTTTCTTATACTCAGTCAACACTGTAATGATGTAGTCTGGATCTTTTAATGTTTGTTCAATTACATTGTCTGTTGCGTATATACCGTGTTTGCGAATAGCTGGTAGGACATCTGATGTTACCCAGCGTTTGAATTTTCTAGCGGTTTCTCTAATTTTTTCGTTTTTGCTTTGTTTAGAAGCATCGAAGATTAGACTGTATAATCCTGATTCGTTGATAATGATCATATTTCTGTTTTGACCTGATGCACTAAATTGGTGCGTCAGCTTGTCCTCGCTATCAACATGATTTCTAATGGCATTGTCTGATCTTGCATATCCTAAAATCTCAGCAATATCTTTTCCTACAAAATAAGGTTCGTTTTCAATTTCTACTGTTCTTACTGGTAGCTCTTTAAAATTAAATGTTTGTAATGCTTGCATTTGAGTATCCTCCTTTTTCCTCAACACCCACATTCAGCAGACGGTTATCGCAATGACTATCGAATGTATTTAAGCGCGGCTCATATCATCGCCAGCTCTCGCTCACATCTGCTCAATGTGGATGTTGATAAGCGTGGTTATATTAAGAAGTGAATGTTACTGATTCACTTTCCGCCACTCTGTTAAATCAGTAACTTTGTTATCGCTTTCAACACCGTTAAGCTTGTCTAACGCTTTCACTACTTTTTGGAACTCTTTGATAGCACTTCGTAGCTTTTTAGTAATTTCATCTTCTACCATTTCCAAACCAGCAAATGCGTCTTCGTTATTCATGCTTAGATGTTTGTTGAAAAGATCTCGAGTGTATCTTATTTCTTTAAGTGATTTATCATAAGCTTCAATTTGTCCTGAAAGGTTATGATATTTTAGTTGTAGTTTTACTAATTTTAATGATTGGTCTTGCATTTGTTATGTCTCCTTTAAGATGTTTGTTTGCGTTTCGTGTACTTTGTGGGTAAAAAAATATCTCCAATATTTTCGTCAAAAAAATCAGCGATAATAAACATCTCATCATTCTTAAATTGATGCTTTCCTAATTCTTTTAAACGATAACCTTCAGTTGATATATTCAAGAGGTTTGCTAAATCTTCTTGAGTACACTTTCTTTCTTTTCTCAACTTTATTAAATTCCATTGCATGTTGTCACCTCCCGCTTACAAAACCTACTATACACGATACGTGTACTTGAGTCAACATAAAAGTTTGCTTTTCGTGTATTTTTTTGTTGAATACCAAAAATAATTGGGTTATACTATAGGTAAATTTAAGGAGGTAAGAAAATGGATAAAAAAGAATTAGCGAAATTTATAGGCAATAAAATCAGATACTATAGAACCAAATTGAACTTAACTCAAGATCAACTTGGAGAAAAACTCAACACTAAAAAAGCTACTATTTCAAATTATGAGACAGGGTACAGAACTCCTAAACAAGATGATTTGTTTGAAATTGCTCATATTTTAAATATCAGTATCGATGATTTGTTTCCTACAAGAAATAATAAAAAAAACGACATCACTTCCATATACAACAAACTCACACCTCCCCGCCAAGAAAACGTACTTAACTACGCAAATGAGCAATTAGATGAACAGAATAAAGTCACTTCTATAGATGAATATAAAGAGTCTAAACTAGTATCGTATATTGCATGTGGTGCAACTGGTGCTGGCATAGGAGAAGAATTATATGATGACATATTGCATGAAGAAGTATTTTTTAAAGAAGACGAAACGCCATCAAATGCTGATTTTTGTATTTTAGTTAATGGTGATTCAATGGAACCTATGTTAAAACAAGGAACATACGCTTTTATTAAGAAAGAAGATTCTATTAAAGATGGTACAATTGCACTCGTTGTATTAGATGGAGTAAGTCTTATCAAGCGTGTAGATATATGCGAAGACTATATTAATTTGGTATCTCTAAATCCGAAGTATGATGATATCAAAGTCGCTTCGTTTAGTAATATTAAAGTAATGGGCAAAGTTGTATTGTGATTAATAGCGCCTATATGGCACTTTAATATAAAAGACGTCTATTTCAGCAGTGTTTAAAAGGAGTTTATAATGAAAATAACTAATTGCAAAATAAAAAAAGAAACTATAGTATATGAAGTTTTAACTAGTGGTAATCAACCATTCACTTATGAGTTACCTAAAGATTTATCGTCACATAATGCGCGTAAATACTTGGAATTTATTTCACAAAAAATAGATGGAGATAAGTTAACCAAAGAAGATTCATTATGATTTTACTAATCAAAAAACGCCTACAAGTGTAGACGTTGAATGGTGGTGAGAATTTTATGGTAGATAAAAACAAAAAACAAGAAACTACTCGTAGTAACCCATTAAACAAAAGTTTTGAAAAGTCAGGCGCCAGCGAAAAATTAAAAAGCACTTTATCAGAAAAAGCTAAGAAAAAAGATTAGTATTCATTCATTAAATATAAATCCAATTTAATTTGTTGTTTAAGGTCTACAAGCGTATGTTTAATATACAATTCATCGTTTGACGCTAAATCAGATACTTTGAAATCTTGTCGCTCAACTTCTAGTAAATCGAAATCGCTACCAGCTGAATTATAGGTTTTAAGTTCACCCTCTTCAATGATTCTGTTTTCAAAGTCTTTTATAACTATAAATACTGGTTTACCGTTGTTATTAAACAACTTGTCTCTTTTGTCTAATAAGCTTATACAATCCAATTTCATAAACTTTCTGGTTATATTAATTAACCAGATAATAAATTTAACAATTAAAGGATTAAATACAAACACTGTTAAAACAAAAATAAATAGAAACAAAATATTTGCTTTTAGACCTGTAAGCAACTGAATTAAATTCAAATTTTTTAAATCAACATTATTAAAAATTATAAAACTATAAAACCATATCAAACATGTTTCAATAGAAAAAATCAATAATACAGGAGTATTGATAACCTTGTTTTTTTCACTAACTAAACCTATCATTGTTAGATATTTATATGGTATGTAACCTAAAACTCCTGTAAGAAGAAGCGCCCCTAGAAATTGAGTCATCTTATCACCTACTTTTTATTTTATTATAACACATTTAGTACCTAGTACTAAATTACGGGTAGCCCGACTACCCTTATTATTTTTTAATATTTTATAGAACATACGTTCTTGCAGGAGGTATAAACATGTGGATTGAAAAATTTAAAAACAAAAATAACGAAACTAAATACAGATACTACGAGAAATACAAAGATCCGTATACAGATAAATGGAAACGTGTAAGTGTTGTCTTGAATAAGAATACAAAGCAATCGCAAAAAGAGGCAATGTTTCGATTAGAAGATAAGATAAAAGAAAAATTGAATAACCAGTCATCAAGCATTTTAAAAACTTTGACTTTTCATACACTATTAGATGAATGGTTTGAATATCATACAAAAACATCTGGCTTTAAAGTAACGACGCTTGATAATTTGAAAACAAGAATCAAAAACATCAAAAAGAACAGTTCTCAAAATTTACTTTTAAACAAAATTGATACAAAGTACATGCAAACATTTATTAACGAATTATCAAACATATATTCTGAAAATCAGGTAAAGCGTCAACTTGGACATATGAAAGAAGCTATTAAATACGCCGTTAAATTTTACAATTATCCAAACGAACACATATTAAATAGCGTCACACTACCAAAGAAGAGTAAGACGATAGAAGATATAGAAAAAGAAGAAGCGAAAATGTATAACTATTTAGAGATGGAACAGGTAATACAGATACGCGATTTTATACTGAACGATAATAACATGCAGTATAGAGCTCGTATTTTAGTTGCTGGGGCTGTTGAAGTTCAAGCTTTAACAGGTATGCGCATAGGTGAGTTATTAGCGCTCCAAGTTAAAGATGTAGACCTCAAAAATAAGACGATCGATATTAACGGTACTATTCACAGAATCAAATGTAATGCTGGATTTGGTCACAAAGATACTACTAAGACCGCAGGTTCAAGAAGAAAAATCGCCATCAATTCAAGGATAGCAAATGTATTGAAAAAAATAATGTTAGAAAATAAAAAGATGCAACAATGGGAACCAAGCTATGTTGATAGAGGGTTTATATTCACAACTTGTCAAGGAAATCCTATGCAAGGCAGTAGGATAAACAAACGATTGTCCTCAGCTGCAGAATCATTAAATATAAATAAAAAAGTTACTACTCACACACTAAGGCATACCCACATAAGTTTATTGGCGGAAATGAATATATCGTTAAAAGCAATTATGAAAAGAGTAGGACATACAGATGAAAAAACGACTATAAAGGTATATACCCATGTAACAGAGAAAATGGACAGAGAGTTAGAGCAAAAATTAGAAAAACTTGTGTACTAAAAGGTATCTGCCCTTTTTCTGCCCTTTTTTATTTTTAAAGACGCTACAAATCCTTTGTAACAACTGATATTAAAGGCTTTTTAACACAAGTTAATCCCATCCTTGTATGAT